CTGCCATTTAAAATCACCCCTTCCTTTATTATATTTCTTCACCTTCGGGAATAATTACATATTCCCGTAAAGATTGCATATTCCTGTCTTTCTCAGGAACTTGAAAAATCAATCCTGCTTGTGGTATCTTGGGTTTGAAATTAGGGAATGTTCCTTCCTGCTTTGTCTTTAAAACATAAGACTCTAATGTATTCTTAAACTCAATCCCTCTACCTAAAGCTACCCCTACCCAAAACTCCACCGAACCCTTTTCATTACCGTATGTTTCACCTCCCGCATCTGGTCGCATATCCACGCCAAAATATTCTATGCATTTAGGTTTCTGCATTATCGCCGTTGCGGTCATATATGCTATTACATTCAAGAAAAATCCTACATTAAACTCTTGCAAAATATCCATTACTGGTATCAAAGCATTCTTTTTTAGTGGCTTGAATAAACTCATTGTATGTACAGGTATATCCAAAGCATTTAAATTTTCAAATAGATGAGCATCATCCTCTAAAAAATGTCCCCTTGCATCGTGTGCAAAAAATATTCTATCCACATTGGGATAATCTCGATATATAGTATTGCATCCCCATACTTCTGTATTTGAAGGTACTTTTTCGGGACATTGATACCAACTTGGTCCCTGTGCCAGAATGATTATTTTGTCTAAATTCTGTATAAATTCTATTCCTTTACCCATTTAATCCTCCTATAAATTATGTTGCACTTTAACAATTTTATATCGCAGTGCCGCCTTACCAGTATTATTTCCCCAAGCAAACTTTGGTTCAAGTCTAAAACATAGTCCATCATTCTTTTCTAACATACCGTAGAAATTAGATTCTCCCCTTCGCTTCATTAAGGTAGAACCATCTGAAATTGTAAATTCAATTCCTCTTCCTTTTGCCATACCTAACCAACCCTCTATACATGCTTTTTCATTATAAAGGTATTCGTTATTTGTTCCATAAATCATATCTACTCCAAAAAGATGTATTACTTTAGGCTTCTGTAATATTGCTAAAGCTATCATATAGGCTATATTAGTTATGATGTAAGAAGTCCCGAACTGTTTTAATACTTCCTCAATGGGATATTGCACATTATTTTTTAAAACATCATATTTACCTAATGTATATACAGGGAAACTTTTTTCATTTATTTCCTTAATCAAATCCTTTTCTCTTAAAAACTGCACCATATAGATGTCGTGCATAATAAATAATCTATCTACTTCCCTTGCCTTATAGACATTGTTGCATCCCCAAAACTCCGTATTTTCCATTTTAGCCGTAGGAGCATAACCTAAAGTCTGGCCTCTACCAAGTATGTAGATATTGTCTAAATTCTTTACAAAATCCTTTATTTTAACCTCCTTATCATTTAATATAATTTCTTCTTTTGCCTTGCCTAATATTCCATAAGTTTTAATCTCTTCTTTAATTCCCTGCTTCTTTTCTAATCCAAGTAACCTTTGTTCTAATTCCTCTAACTTTTCCATTAAATCCTCCTTAATTTTTTTGAAATACTAACCTATACTGGATCATATAATTCCAGATATCTTCTTCCCGTATTACAAAACTTAATTCTCTTTTCATATAAACACTTGTATATCCTGTTATCGTTAGTGTTGACCAGTCATATAAAGTAGTTAAAGCTGTAAATTCTGTATTGATATTAGTTACACTTTTATTATCATCAAATAAATTAAACTGAATAACCGCATTTTCTATTGTTTCATTAAAGGTATATTCTGGCACATCACTAATCAAGTTATAAACACTATAAGGGAATGCCGCCTCTTGCGGAGCTTCAGTCGGGTAAACTCTACCACCTAACAAAGCATATATTGAACCTGCACCAGTCGAACCCGTAAATTTATTATAAATACCGTTCATTAAAACTTGCATATAATCTCCCTTAAATGATTACGATTAAATCGAAAATATAATCTGCTGTTGAATTACATTCTATCTTGTGATTATCTTCAACCCAGTAATCTGGCAATTCATATATTATATTCATTTTATTACCTCACTTTTTAATTAAGTTTTCAAATAAAGCCCTTATCTTGCTTATATTCTTCTCAAAGGCAGGTCGCAGAAATGGCCTTGGCCCCATTTTTACAGAACCGTATTCTAATATTTTCCCATAAAATACATTTGTCCCCACTCGTCCAGTGAACTTATCTTTTTCAGTCGGTGGCATACTAATACCATCCCCACTTTGTTTAGGATTAGTAACGTTGCCATTAGGTAAACCACTACCTGACCAATTAGACGCTATCGAAGCCCTCAAACGTCCGCTGTCGACTGCAGGTGGTTGACCAGTTACAGAAGCCCGATGTATTTTACCGCCTCGTTTATATTCTCTACCTGTGCCTGGGTGCATAGAAATCTTGACGTCTTTTTCGATCATAAAACAACCCTTCATAACCGCCTGTTCAGTTGCGGAAAATATTTGACGTTGCACTTCCTTACCATACCATTTTATAATTGCCATTTAGGTTTCTTCCTTTAATAAAATCTTTAAGGCCTTACTCTGGTTAGCTCCAATGTTGTTAACAAATAAAATCTCAAATGTTCTCGTACCATCATAAAATCTATCTTGCTCGGTTATAGTTTCACCGTGAATAAAATCCAAGTAAAAGTTATGTGTTGCCTCCACAGTCATTTTGTAATACTTTAATATTTCATTACCTGAAAGAGTACATAACACCCCTTTATATTCCGCTACATCTGCCCAAGTTTCTGTATATCCACCTGCCGCATCTCTGGTTTTAGTTTTCCGTTCTAAAGTGAGCGAAGTTTTTGGTCCCCTGATCATATAAGAATTCTCCTATACTTATTTAGAATAAGTTTAATATCATTAGGTATTTCGTTTAACTCGTTATCAAAGGTTACACTAATATCACCTAAGCTATAAGCCTTAACTCCAACAGTATTATCCTCATGCCTTTGATAGATATACTGAACCCACATCTCAATAGCTAATTCTAAATCAGCAGGACAAGTCGTCTGTCCAGCCGTGTATTCTACATAAATATTGTTATATCCTTCGTGCCAACCTGAACCCTTATAAATCTCCCCCCGGTTAGGATAGACTTCAAAGTCATCGCAGGCCTCTTCTGGCATATCCAGGTAAACCCAATTATCATGTATAGCACTCTTCCCGAATACCCGTACTAATTCACCTGAATCAAAATTACTATAATCAGTACTTTCTACTACCGCAGACCAACTTAAACCAAGTGCATTTATTGCCGCCACTAAAGTGGTCATCGTGGCATATAAAGCAAAAGTAATTGTACTGTTCGATGTGCCATTTTTAGTCAATATTATCCCTGTCGAAGTTACACTTATTGAAGCAGTAGTATAGTCATCTGTATTCTGTATTCTAATTGCTGTCCTTCTACCTTCCGCTACTCGAGTTAAACCAGTGATGGGATAATGGTCTAATTGTATATACTGTTCACCATTGCCATCATAATACTCAGCATAGTTTCCTGTTAGCAGAGTATCATTACAATAACTATTAACCCAGGCCTCTATTGATTTATGAATAGCAGTTACTATTGCACCATCTTCTTCACCATCTACTCCACAAAAGTCTATTACTTTTTCTACATCAATTAAAGTTGCCATTTAACCACCTCACTCCGTTATCATAGGAACTACATCAAAATTCATCCGCTTCTTGTGGGGACCAGTCCACTCCCACAAAGCCATTAATTTAGTTGCAGAAGTTAACCCAGTTGACACCGTATAATCATAGTAATATTGCGCTGTCGTCCCACTTGTTAATGTTGGTATCCCGCCCGTGCTTGTGAGTAAAGCAGTCCCATCCAACTTATAGACCGAGACGGTAACCGAGGCGGGAGCAGTCTCCACATCATCAAAATTCTTTATAGTTGCCTTTAGTCTAATGGTATCCCCGATATTATAATCTGCCATAACATCCTCCCTAATTCCCAATACTCAAAATTGTATCGGTATCTTTTATGTCTAATTCAGAATAATCATTTATAATAGTCAAGACTGAATCAGTATTAGTTACTGATAAAGTCGAATAATCATTTATTATACTTAAAACTGTATCCGTAGTCTCAATAGACAAGGTTGCCCTTGTGAATATCTGTCCCCAAAGTGCAATCAATGAACCTATAAAATCTAATATTCCCCTGATAATTATGCTTATTCTCTTTAATATACTTCCAGCAAAGGTAATCATTCCCGATAAAATCTTATTAATGGATTTACTTATATCCCCTGTGAATTCAATTATCCCTGCAAGAGATAAAAGATACAAAAAATAACCTCCTAAACTTCCAATAAAAGTTATAACCCCATTTAAGGTTATTCCTATTAACTTGATAATATCCCCTGAAAAGGTAACTACTCCAGAGACTAATTTATTAATTAATTGACTAATTAATCCACTAAATTTGATAATCCCCGATAATGATTTGGAAGTCTGTTTAATCACACTTCCAACAAAATCGAATATACCGAATAATGACATACTAACTAACTTAAATATATCTCCTACAAAACTAAATATTCCTGATAATGATATAGAAATTTCCTTAGTTAAAGTTCCCGTTAAGTCAAGTATTCCCGTTAAACTTTGATAGAATACATTAATGAGACTTGTGCCTACTGAACCGATAAAATCCAAAATCCCCGATAGAGATTTAGATATTCCTTTAATCAAAGTTCCTGTAAAAGTAAATACACCTGATAAAGATGTAGTTATTCCTTTGATAACATCTCCAGTCAAGACGAGTGTTCCTGTTATGGTTTGCAAGAATAAATTAAACCCGCCGGTAATTAATGAACCAATAAAGGTTAAAACTCCCGATAATGATATTGCTATTCTTTTAATAATATCCCCGCTAAATTCGATTGTTCCTATCAATATTTTTTTGAATGTATTAACGATGGATAGATTACCTATTAATATTAAACTTCCAGATAAAGACATCGCTATTTTATTTATCAAAGAACCTG